TCTTTTGTTTTTAGACATTCTAACTGTAGTAGCGTCTAAATGATAAAGATTTATACCTCCATCATATAAAACACCTTCTACATAAGCGTTACCAAATGTATAATAGTCATCAGCTAATTTTTTGAATACATCTCTCAATGATTCTCCGTCAGCATTTACATCTTTAATAAAATCTTTTGTAGTATCATCTTTACAAACGAATTTAGCTCCAGCTGTAAATACAACCTTTTGAGCTAATACCGACCTATGAGTAGATGATTTTCTTTTAAGCTCTGCTAGGTATTGAGGAAAAAGATTATCTTTCCCAAAAGGAATAAACTTAGTATTTATCCTATCTAAATCTAGAGGCTCCACTACATTAGGAGGAGTTACTAAATCAAATACACCAAACTCAAAAGTATTACTCTTGGTTTTCTTTGTCTTTACCTGACTCTTTTTCGGACTCGTTTGTTTCTTTGACTTTGTTGACTTTTTTAGCATCTGTTTTAGTAGTTTTTGTTTTTTCTATTTTTTCTACATGTGTAGTTAGTCCTAAAACTTCATAAGCGTGCGCTAATTCTTCTTGAGTTGCTATAGCCCATTTAATTTTAAAACCATCTTTATATGTAGTACCTGATGATAATTTTGCTTTATATTCTGCCATAATCGTATATATTTTTAATTGCTGTAAATCTACAACATTATTTTCACAATCACACATATAAATAAAAAAGATATAAGGGGGATTTTACTCCCCCTTTTATCAATTCATATAAATATTATGTAGTTGTAGCTTCTAAAGTTGATGTATTAACATCAAGAGTACCAGTAAATTCTCTTGGTAACTCAAATTGTCTTGCTACTAAAGTAACTGTTATTCCATTTTCTTCAGAATAAGCAGCTCCTGTAGCTCCTTCCATACCTGATAAATTAAGGTATGTTTGGTTTTTAGTTAAAACATCTTCATTTGCATACAACTCACTCAATCCAATTACCCAATTATTACCATTAGTATCAACTACTATTCCCATCATACACTCACTCAAAAGAGCTTGTAATTCGTGGAATTTAGCATTCTCCATCATAGGGATGTAGAAAGATAAGGTACATTCAAATGCTGTAGAGCCATTTTCTTTTGTAGCTGCTACCGCAAGTGTTGGAGTTTCATTCTTAAACTCATAAACATACCAAGTAGCTGTTGAACCTACAGTATCTACTATAGATGATATTGCGTGGTTACCAGCTGAGTTGTCATAAGTACATGCGTCGCCTGTAGCGAAGCTTCTTAATAATATTTGCGATATACCTCCAGTTGATTGTAAATCAGTGCAACCAATCGCTAAACCTGTGTCTATTGCCATTTTATTTAATTTTTAATTGATTAATAATTACACTAACATACCTCCGTTAACTAAAGAGTCCCAACCATATTGGAAGCCCATAGTGAACGCTGAACGAATATACATTTTTTCTGTTACCTCATCATAGAACATTTTTAACTCATTCTCTGGAGCTGAAACATCAGTACCAATGAAGAAGTTATCTTTAGCTCCGTAAATACAACCTTGAGTTGTTTGAATACCAGCTGTAGCAGCAGTAAACAATGGAGGTATATCAGCTCCTGTTAAAGCAGTTAATGCTTCATCCCACTCATACATAGCTACTAATTCAACACCTCTATATCTCAATCTTTCATAGTTAACACCTGATTGAGCTTCTGAATGTCCGTAATCAACCGCACCCGCAGTAGCTATAGTTGTTAATGAACCATAGTATGCGTTATAAATGTTTGGAGTAACGAACATTCTTTTTTCTGAAGCTGGAACTTGTTGTAGTTCAGCTGGAGCAGTATCAAATACTGTTTGTAGTAATAAAACTGCATCTGCTGGGTCAATTGCAGAACCTACAGCAATAAGGTTAGCTGCAGCTGTTGTTGCAGCAGTAACTTCTCTTAATTGAGTAGCTCCGTTAATTGCTGTACCTACTGATAAAGCTTCCCATAGTCCATCTCCCATTGATTTGTAAGAACAGTCTGCTACTGCAGCTCCTGAATCTCCTGCCCACATATTTCTTACTAAGTCATGCTTAATACCATCTCTAGTTCTGTTGATAATTGCGTCAGCTAATTCTGTACCTGAAAGGTCAGCCATATCAACTCCCGCTCTATAAGACTCTACAATTACATCATCTTTAAATTCTGTCCAACATTGTTCTTGTTTTACAGAAGTGTTAGTTGTTGTAATTACTTTTGGAGCGATTGTAAATCCTGCTGGAGTACAAGCGTTAGCTCCACAAGCGTCGTTTACTGCTGTTATCCCCTGTAATTTAGGAGCTAACATAAGGTTTTGTTTATACTTTACATTTGGGTATATTCTGTAATTACCCATAATGTCATCTGATGTAAACATTGGTTCTAATAAGATTTTTGAAGCGAATTTACCTTCATAAACACCTCCTAATCCATCTAATGCTATATTTGCCATTTTTTTTCTTTTTTAATTATTTATATTGATGATTTGATTTTAGAAGCTAATGCATTAAAAAACGCCACTTCATTACTTACTTCTTCTTTTACTTCTACTACCGCTGGGTCTGAATCTGTTGAGATTTCAGTTCCTTTAGCGTTAGATTTGTTGTTTAGCTTTTCAATTTCTGAGTTTAAAGAATCTACAGTATTTTTTAATTCTGTAATTTCCTCATCTTTAGAAGTTGATAAAGCATTAACATCTACTACTTTAGATTCTAATTCAGAAAGCTTGTTAGAGATTTCTTCATTATCAGCTAAAATAACATTTACTTCTGATACTTCTGTTTTATCAACTCCGCCCTTAACTGCAGCAACAATTTCTTCAACTTTAGCACCAAACCATGATTTTAATTCTTCTGTCATTGTCTTACTTTTTTTGTTATTATTTAATTGATTGATGATTTCTTTTTGAGTTTTATTTTTAAACTTACTTATATCGTATTTAGCTGCAACCATTACCGCATCTGATACTCTATCAATAAATCCGTATTGTAACGCTTCTTCTGAATTGAACCAAGTCTCCTCATCCATCATTTCTTCAATTTGAGATAATGGTAAATTTGTTTTCTTGGAATATATATTAGCTATTTCAGAACTTAACTTGTCTAGCAGGGTTGCTGTCTTTCTCATATCCTTTGCTTCTCCCATTGCCCCACCCCAAGCGTTATGTATCATATATAAAGAGTTCTCTGACATTATAATTTCATCAGCAGCTAAGGGAATAACGCTACCCATACTTGCAGCTATACCTTCTACATAAGCTACAACCTTTCCTTTATATTTTTTAAGAGTGTTGTATATAGCCATTCCATCAAATACCTCTCCACCAACACAATTAACATGAAGGTAAATATCCTTACCTTTTAATAATTTTATATCTTCAACGAAGTCTTTAGCTGAAACACCATAACTACCAACTTCATCATATAAATAAACATCAACAAACTTATCTGTTTGTTTTGCGTTTATTGAATACCAACTTTGTTTATTATTCATTTTACAAATTTAATTTTAATTAATACTACATTTACGAAAAAAGTGGAAAAAAGATTTACCACCTAACATTCTTAACTATTTTTGATTTATCTCTCTCCTTATAAACTATGTTCTGAGCTGTCCGTTCAGTTATATCATATTTTATTGATAAGTCTATAAAACTATGAGTTCTATTACCATCATTTGTTACAAGTAAACTATCAAAATCTTTAATTACCATATAATTCCTTAGCCTTTTTGGCTCTATCATACCCCTCTCAATTAAATGAGCTAGCATATCTTTTATTTGAGGTTCTTCCCCAAACCTTCCTTTTAATTCAATATATAATAAATCAATATACTCTGTTATTATCTCTGCCTTATTTTCTCTTTGAGCCATATTATGATTCCCAATAATTAGCAACCTCAGTCCAAAATTTAACTACAGCTTTTCTACATCCTACACAACTAATAGATTGTTTAATGTTTGGAAAATGTCTATGCCATTCTGCAAATAAAAATGGTAAACTTGTAGGATGATACACTTCTTTAGAATCCATGTGATTTTTATTTCTAATAACATTCTCCATTATCTCTTTTCTTTTTTCTCCCTTAATCTTTTCAGCTACTAATTCTATACTCATATTATAATTTATTGGTTACTCTTTCCATTTACCTAAAGGACACTCTCCATAAAAATCTTTACTTAATGTAGTTTTAGCATCTAAGAAACAACTACATTTACCACACCTTGCTCCCCATTCCCATTTAGGTTTTTTTAACATTAAAAAATTTCTGTAAAAACTACAGCTTTTACAAGTATCTAATCTCTCCTGTTTAACTTTTTTATTAACAAACATATCTTAAAAACTTGCTTCAGCTTCAATAGTTTTTATAGTGTTCTGTGTAGATGTTATATCAGCTTCCACTACTACTACCCTAGAACTTCCTCTATTAGATGATTGATTAGTAACATCAAATTGTGTTTTAGCAAATGAGGGGTTATTAGTTACACCTCCATCAGCAAACTTAACTCCACCACCAGCACTGTTCATAGCGGATAACTGACTTCTAAACATTGATGTACTTCTTTTATTTATAACAGCTTCTCCTCCTTCTAATTCAACTACTCTACCTCCTACAGCAAACTTCTCTCCACCCTGAGCGTGAGAATTACCATAAACCATACCACCATCAGCGTATGTACTGTGCTGACCACCATAAGTATAATAAGACATAGCTCCAGAGCTACTTCTTCCCCCTCCACTACTACCACCACTACCACCCCCACTATCCGAAGGCATACCCGCACTACCTCCTACTCCAAAACTAGATTTAATCTTACGAACAACTCCTTTTATTGCCATATAAGTAGCAGCTATAGCTAATAGGTTAAGTGGGAAAGGTATAGATTTAGCCGCAGCAGATACTGTAGCTATAAATCCTGAAGCAGCTGTAGATATATTTGAAATTGTTTTCTTTAGATTAGCAGCTACAACTTTACCTGTCATAGCAACATCTATTACTTCAGCTATAGTTTTCTTCTTTGTAGCTAAGGTATTTATTGTTGTAGCGATTGCTAATATCTTTTCT